ATTTGAGCCTTCATTTGAGCCTTCATTTGAGCCTTCATTTGAGCCTTCATTTGAGCCTTCATTTGAGCCTTCATTTGAGCCTACATTTGAGCCAACATTTGAGCCAACAATAAATCCTACAATAAATCCTACAATAAATCCTTCTTTTGAGCCAACATTTGAGCCTACATTGGAACCAACATTAGAGCCTACATTGGAACCAACATTAGAGCCTACATTTGAGCCTACATTTGAGCCAACAACATTGGAACCAACATTGGAGCCAACAACATTTGAGCCAACATTAGAGCCTACATTTGAGCCTTCAACATTGGAACCTACATTAGAGCCTACATTAGAGCCTACATTAGAGCCTACATTAGAGCCTACATTAGAGCCAACATTTAATGTTATTTCATTATCTAGTAAGTCAGAAAGAAAATATGATGAAAATTTTATTTTGTATATTATTATTCCAAGTGCAACAACTTTTATATTTTGTACAATGTTTTATTTAATTATTCGTAGAGATAATGATGATGACAAAGATGAGGAATATGAAGAGAACGATAATGAATATGAAGAGAATAATATTTTTGAAGAAGCTTAGATTTTTTTTTTAACCCATAGTTTCATTTATATAATATACTTTTTCTCATTTTTACAAGTTTCGCTAAGAACTTGTAAAAATAACCATTAAATAGCATTTTATTATAAATAAAAAAAAAAAAAAAAAACTTGTAAGGGCAACATATTATTTTTTTTTTTGTTTTTTTGTTTTATTTTTCCTACGTTTTCTTTTTATTTTTGTTTTTCTTTTTTTGCCCCCAGTTCCAGTTGCTTGTTTAACTTTTTGTTCTGTTTCACGAATAAACGGCATTTTATCATTATTATCTAAAAAAGTGGATGTGTTTCTTAATATATCTGTGGGCAATTTATTATACATAACATCTACGGCTTGTTTAATTGCTTGTGTTTTTCGTTCTTTTTTTTGTCGCCTCATTTGACCAAGATATCCGCATAAAAAATCTTCTATATTGTTTTCACGACGATATCTAAATTGCCAGTGTCGTAAATATAAAAATATAGTAATTAATTCACTATTTGTTAGTGAATCTGATTTAGTAATTGAATTATATGCTTCTCTTATTTTATCTTTATATTGATAATATTTTTTTGGATCACATTCAACTATCTTATTAAATAAAAAACGTAATTCTTGATTTGTAAAACCATATTCTTTAAAAACTCTCATCATATAGTTTCTTCCAAAATCCATTGGGTCTCTTTCTGAACCTACAATTTTATATCTCTCATAGTCGCTTTCTGGACCACGATATGTAAACTCATGATTATCTAATAAATTGATGATTTTACCGAGTAATCCGCGTTTTTCTTCTTCTCTAAATATTATTTCATCGTTGATTGGTTCCATATATAATATATAATATAAAAATCTATTAAAGATTTTTATATTATATATTATATATAATATAAAAATCTATTAAAGATTAGAGAACATATTCAATGGATTACATCTTAACACCTTTGCGCATTGAAAATACGCATGGTTACTGTTACTTTTCACAAGTTATGAAAAGGTTTAAAACCCACCGGGGAATTTAACAAGATTGAGACCAACCCCAAGACCAGCACCAGATCTTGCACTAACACCCATGGAAGGAATATATGTATCTAAAATAGCAAAAGTAGCAGCCGCTGTTAATGCTAATAAAGCTATTTCTTCAAGATTTAAAGAACGTTTTGGAATAGCAAACGCAGCTATTGCAACCATTAAACCTTCAATTAAATACTTTACAATTCGCTTAATAAGTTCGGCAATATCAAACATACCCATCTTTATATAAATTCAAAAGAAAAAAAAGAAATTATAATTAATTATAATTAATTATATTTATTATTATTTATACTTAAAAACAAACTATTTACTAAATATATAATGGGTAAAAATAGCATTTCCAAAAGAGGTTTTGAGAGAAAAGAAAAAAATGGTGCACCTAATCCTAAATATGTTGATTTATTAGAAGTGGATAAACCGATTGCAGGACAAATGTTTGGATGTTTTTCTTTTGTTTCTCCAGAAAAAATATTAAAACAACGCGAAGCTTTTTATTTTGAAGAATTTTTAAAACAATGGGAAATGAATAAATCCATGGAAAAATTCCATCAATTTTTAAATTTTATTTCATATAAATATAAATTACAATTCGAAGAAATATCAAAAGATTTTGAACAATTTATTAAAGAAGAACGTGAAATTATTGTTCAGTCTTCAATGGAAGATGATTATAAAACCTTTTTAGATAAACATGAAGATGACTTAGAAAAAAAATTTAATGTGAAACATAATTTTCAAACTTCGGTTAGAGGGTTTAAAGCAAGAGGAAACTTTGCGTCTCAAGAAGAAGCCGAATTACGTGCTAGACTTTTGAGAGAATCAGATCCTAATTTTGATGTATTTGTTGGTCCAATTGGAACATGGATTCCTTGGGAACCCGAAGCGTATAAAACGGGACGAGTGGAATATTTGGAAGAAGAGTTAAATCAACTTGCTCATGAAAAGAAAAAGAATGAAGAAATTGCTAGAACTGCTTTTGAACAACGTATTAAGGAAACCAAACAAAAAGCAATTGATGAAAATAAAAAGAATGCGGAAAAATATGGAAATGTTATTACTCAAGATATTGATAAAGAAGGAAATCTTGTGGGTGTTGGACAAACATCCACCGAACAAACTTTTAGTGAAAAAGAGCCGGAAAGTATTTCTGTAGCAGATATTAGAAGTGAATTATTTGATGGAGAAAATATAGTTGTTGGAAAAACCGATTATGGTCAAAGTCAATTAAAATCGGGACCATTCAGGTCGGTGTAATTTAATTATATTTATATATAATAGAATGGGTAAATATGCTTATTTAGCAACTTCTGCCCTTGTGGTTAATTTTATGTCTTTTTCAACATTAATATGGAATATTTATAAAACTAAAAATACGAGCAGTATGAATTGGCTTTCACTAATAGGAAATTTAATTTCTCAAATATTAATGACGTTATATGCTTTTCTTAATGGTGCGCCAGAAATATATATTTTTAATACTTTTTTTATAGCGGGATTGATATATATGATTTACGTAAAATATCATTATCATTATTATGATGAGAAAAATTTATAGAAAATAGGATATTTTTATTACGAAGTTATATTCGTAATATAAAAATATGTAAAATATAATTTATAATATATATGAATTATATTTATGCTTCAATATATGTAATTATATGTGTTATACTATTTTTTGTTATGTTTATGGGTAATGAATTATTTGATTTTTTATTTGAAAAAGTACCCAATAACATAACAGATTATAATCATCCAGAATATACAGGAGGTATAAGATATGAGTTTAATCCATATCGTCATTTTTCACAAGTTATGAAATGTTGTCAAAAAGTTTAAAATCAAGATATTACCATTTACTCTTTTTAACGGCAATTTTTGGTCCTTGGCCTCGTTTTTTAACGTTATTAGGGTCATATTGTTCTCCATCATCATCATCATCATTTATTTGTTTAGATAATTCCCAAAATTCTTTTGAACCTAAACGGAAATCATTATGAGCATCCGCTTTATACCAAAATACTTGGTCTTGTAATTTGTTAGATTTTGAATTATTATTAATAACTAAACACTCAAAATTTTCAGTACATTGGTCCATCACTTGACAAAACGACTCAAATGTTGGAAACATACCCGCATAATTTTCATAAATACGCTTTCTATTTGCAATATATGGTTCTCTTAATATAAACACATAATCTATATTGGTTCTTAAGGTTGGCGGAATTCCTAGAGGATATTGCATTGTAATCAATAACATCACCTTCCAGTGACGACCGTTCATAAAAAGGAGACGCATCATTTTATCTCGTGCCCATGTATTATCATATAAGCAATCATCAAGAATAACAAATGTTCTAGGATCAATAGTACTGCGTTTAAATGTATCTATTTCTTTTTTTATTTGTTTTAATACACTTCGTTGTCGTTTAAGAATATTTTCCACAATGGCAGTATTATATTCATTATGAATAAATAATTTAGGTACCATTTTTCCATAAAACCCGTTTCCTTCTTCAGTGCCAGAAATAACGGTTCCAATTGGAATATCTTGTTGATAATATAATAAATCTCTTACTAAAAAAGATTTACCTGTATCACGACGACCTATTAATACAACTACTGGACCTTTTGTTTCATTTGGTTTAAAACTAATGCTTTTCATATCAAAACGCCTTAATTCTAAATTCATTATACTTTATAAATAATAAAAAATATTTTTATTTAACGCAAAAACGCAAAAACGCAAAAAATAAAAATAAGTTAAATATTATTTTAATTTATATTTTAATTAGCTATGACAATTTCTGTGAATTATCAGAAGAGGAAGAATAATCATTTATTTAGTAAATTTGAAACGAACAAACAAATTAATTTAAGTAATATACAAAATTATATTCCTATTTATGACCGATTTTTTTCATTAAATAGTACAAATTGGAATTCTATTAATTTAAATCATCCATGGGCAATATTTGATATTAAGGAAAATAAAAAAAAAAACGAATATAATGAACATATTTTTCATTGTAAACTTAAACATTTTTCAGATGAAAAAAATATTATTGATACACAAAAAGTATTTATTAAAATGGCTCCTCTATTAGATCCATTTAAATACTTAGTTGGAAAATATAATCATAATGATTGTGAATTATTTAATTTACCTTCATTTGATAAATCTATTAAAGTTCATCCAAAAATGGCAGATCCGAATAATTCATCTTTTATAGATGGGTTTTTCTCTTTTTTAACAAGTAGAGTTCTCCATGAACATAAATTTTTACATGGAGTTGATTATTATGGTTCCTTTTTAGCAATAAAAAATGAATATAAGATTGATGTAATTGATGATATAGAATATTTAGTTCAATCAGATTTTTTTAATAAACAAAAAGATATTTTATTTCATGTAGAAGATTATTCTCATTTAATTGAAACAAATCAAGTTAAACCACAAAAACCTTTAAAAATATCGACTAGTTTGAAATCTTCCATTTCCGTACAATCTATTGATAATGATATGTTTGAAGATGTATTTTCCGAAACATCATGTTCTATGTCTTTAAATGATATAAAAACATATGGCATTGATTTAGTGGATATTACAAATTCAAATTGTTTTGATATTACAAATCAAAAAAAAACGGAAACCTTTAAATCAGGCTCAACGTGTTCATCCAGGACTTCTCATACAAATGAAAATGATGTAAAAGAAGAATCGGAACAACCTTTTGATTTAGAATCGGAACATTTGGATTCGGAACATTTGGATTCGGAACATTTGGATTCGGAACATTTGGATTCGGAACATTTGGATTCGGAACTTTTGGAGTCGGAACATATGGATTCGGAACATTTAAACTCGGAACTTTTGGACTCGGAATTAGAAACGGATGATTCATCAATTGAAGAAGAAAGTCTTATGCTTACTTTTCCAAAATTTCCTGTTCAAGTAATTTGTATGGAAAATTGTGAAAATACATTTGATGATTTAATAATAAATGATGAATTAACCGATGATGAATGGTTTTCTGCATTAATGCAAATAATAATGATACTTATAAGTTATCAAAAAATGTTTTCATTTACACATAATGATTTACATACAAATAATGTGATGTATGTTTCAACTAACAAAAAATATATTTATTATATATATAATAAAAAAACGTATAAAGTGCCAACATTTGGTAAAATATATAAATTAATTGATTTTGGTCGAGCAATATATAAATTTAATGGTAAATTATTTTGCAGTGATAGTTTTCAAAACGGCGGAGATGCTGCCACCCAATATAATACAGAACCTTATTTTAATGATAAAAAACCTCGTTTAGATCCAAATTTTAGTTTTGATTTATGTAGATTAGCTTGTTCTATTTTTGATTATATAGTGGATGATTTTGAATCCATAAAAAATATAAATGAGTGTTCTCCCTTAGTAAAATTAATTGTCGATTGGTGTATAGATGATAATGGTATTAATATATTATATAAAAACAATGGAGTTGAACGATATCCCGATTTTAAATTATATAAAATGATTGCTCGTTGTGTTCATAATCATACTCCACAAGCTCAATTAGAAAGAAAAGAATTTAATAAATATTTATTTTTAAATAAAAATATACCTAATAATGAAATTAATATTAATATAGATAATTTACCTTGTTATATTTAGTAATTAGTAATTAGTAATTAGTCATGTTATTATTATCTAAATTATATAATAATATTATGTCAAATTATGGATTTATTTTAACAAGACATATAAATAATGAACAAACAAATAAATATTGGAATCAATGTGTGAAATTAATTCGAACCTTTTATCCCCAAAATAAAATTGTGATAATTGATGATAATAGTAACAAAGAATTTGTTAAACCAGATTTTGAATATAAAAATATATTGATTATTGAATCGGAATATCCAAAAAGGGGCGAATTATTGCCATATATTTATTATTTAAAATATAAATGGTTTCCAAGTGCTGTAATTATACATGATAGTTTATTTATTCATAAAAAAATAGCTTTTGAAAAAATAATGTATCCAATATTGCCATTATGGCATCATAGATATGATTCTGAAAATTCGGATAATATAATAAGAATACTGTCAGGATTAAAAAATAATGCGCAATTAAAAAAAAAAATATACAGAAATAAAGAAAAAATAAATAGTATGGGATTTTTAATAAATGATAAATTTAATCTATGTTTTGGAGCACAATGTTATATAAAATTAAGTTTTTTACAATTATTAGAAAACAAATATAATATTAGTAATTTAACTCATTTAATTCATAATAGGTCAGACCGTTGTTCGCTTGAAAGAATTTTAGGATTATTATTTTGTGAAGAATATCCGAAATTAATGTTATTAAATTCTTTATTTGGAGATATATTTAAAACAAAAGATGCCTTCAAATATAATTATAATAATTATATAAATGACCTAAACCAAAATAAAGTGATAAGTCCATTTGTAAAAGTTTGGACGGGTCGATGATAGAGAAAATTCCTTAGGAGGATAGAGAAAATTCCTTAGGAGGGGTTCGGGGAACGTAGTTCCCTGAGAATTTTTTATCTGTATATTATATGTCATATTCAGATAAACGACTTAAATTATTAAAATGGAAACTTTCGGATAAAAATAAAAAAGAATGGAAAAGGTTAAATGATGAAGT